ATCCCATACGCTTGCACCATGGTCCTTCATATTTTGTAATTTTCTTTAAACATTGTGTTATATATTTTTCTAGATCGGATGGCATATATATATTTAAATGATAAAATATTTGATTAAATGTAAATAATATTTATATATATATACTAAATGAATTTAACAATTATTGGAAAATCTATAGAAACCTTTACAATGACTAATATTTCTAAAACTAAAAAAATTACATTAAATATTAAAGAAAGAAATAAAGAATTAGAAAAATATCTACAAGAAGTAGATAAATTAAAAATTGAAATAGAAAACATAACTTGTTCTTTGAAAAAAATGAAAAGTTTGAACAAACTAGATAAATTAGAACAAAATATAAAAGATATCTGTAAAAATATATAGTAATATTATATAATGGAAATTCTTATTTTTTATTTTATTATTTTAATTATTTTATTATTTATATTATATTTCACTAAGAGTTCTATAAAAGAAGGTATGATCGTAGATAGTAATGCAATGCAAGATAATGTTTATTCAAAATATGGTATTAAACTAGATAAAGAGAACAATAATCTTATATATAAAGGAAAAACAATTAATTATATGGATAATTTTAATAATGAAAAAGGGATTAAAATATCAAACGATAAAATTAAAACTAACGATTTATTAACAAAAACTGGATTTCCTGTTTGTAATTTTATAAAGTGGAATAATGACCTTGATAGTGAAAGTAATTTATTAAATATTAACAATAAATTAAAATTTCCTTTAGTTGTAAAAGATAATTATGGAGAGAAAGGTATAGGGGTTTACACAGATGTTTATACAAATGATGAATTAATTGATAAGATAAAATCTTTAAAAAAAAATAATAGAAATTCTATTTTAATAGAAGAACAGGCAGTGGGTGACAAATATAGAGTGATGATATTTAATGATAAATTTATATACGCTAATAAACAAATTAAACCAGTTATTACAGGGGATGGTGTGTCTAGTATTCAAGAGTTAATTGATAATTATCCTAAATCTATTAATATAATAAATACTAACTTAATAAAACAACAAGGATATAAATTAAATGATATACCTAAAAAAAATAAGACTATAGATGTTACTAATGTGTTAAATTCAAATAATGGAATACAAGAAGTACCTGCAAAAGAGTGTGATGTACATCCTGTTAATTTAGATATGTTTTCTAGATTGAATAAACAGATAGGATTAAATTTAACCGGTATAGATTATATCGGACCTGATTTAAGTATTCCATATTTAAATGGTGGAAAAATAATTGAAGTTAATCCATATCCTGCTTTCAATATTACTGAGCAAAAGAAACCATATGTAGCAAAAAATTGGGTAGATGCATTAAATAATTTTGATTATAATTAAATACATTTTATATAAAATTTAAAATGTATTTACTTAAAAAAAAGTACTATATAATTACTTATTTCCTAATTAGAGCCAAAATAAATAATATTTTAAATATTTTAAATATATATTTAATAAACATAAAAAACTCATTATAAATTCTTTTGCTGTAATATTTGGATTTTTTTTAGCATATACATTAAACTATAAATCTTCTAAAAAACAATCTCTTATGTTGATATGGAATGATAACTGCTTTCATATTCATCATTGGATTAGTTATGGTATATTATTATTAGCAATGCTATTTGTAAAATTTTTTCCTATAGAAATAGATTATATAGCTATATTTTTTATTGTAGGATTAATATTAGAAGATTTTTTATATAGAGATATTTTTCAAGTAAGAGAGAAGTGTAACAAAATGTGTAAGTTTGTTAATAAATAAAAAATTAACTCATTTGTATCTTTTATATAATAAATAAAAACATTTATGTAATTTATTATATAATCAATCTAATTCTCAATACTTGCTTCATATTTGCCTCCTTTTGATAAATTATCTACTGCCCATAATGGCTGTAAATTTGTATAGTGAAAACATTTTTTTTGCTCTTCTTCATTCTTTAAATCAAAACTACAACATGGTTTTATGTGGTCCAGGTGCCATTCTCCGTGATTTTCCCACGTCATACCCTCTGTAAATTTGGCTTCCAGATACCCTTTGAGGAATGGTAATTCACAGCCTGTTAGTTCCATAGTTGAAAAACCCTTTTCTATATTACGTCTATTTAATGCGGAAGCAAGTCGTGACCGTAAAGTTTTTACTAATTTGAATGTTGGGTCAATTAATATTCTATTTTTTTCATAAATCAACTGTTTTTGTGTTAATTGTTCTCTATTATCTTTTCTCCACGATGATATACATTCTTTGCAATCATTTCTTAATTCGTCCCAATGATTTTTTGCGAAGTTATAATTAATTAATGATTTCCATTCCTTACAACTACAACATTTTTTTCCAATAATATCATCTATAGTTTCATGAATAACTCTATGTTTTGATGGCTGTCCTTTTACTTTATCGCCCAATTCATTATCGTTCTTTATTTCTTCCCAAGAAGGTACATCTATTTTTTCAGTAGTAACATTTTGTATTCTAAATTCATAACCCCCTGTTGTTTTTAAATTTCCTTTAATTACTTTATTAATATTTGGCTTACACAATCCCAAGCATTCAGCAGCGTCTGCTTGGGATTTATACTCATTCCATGTTTCATCATTTACTTTTTTTGCAAGTATTATGGTTTTATTTTCTTGATTTTTATTTTTGTCTCCATACATTTTATTATATAAAGATACTCTTTCTTTATTTGTTTCTCTCCATTCTCTAGCTTTTTCACGACAACATAAACATTTTTTAAATACTTTTTCTCCACACGTAAAATCAATTATATCTTTTTCTTTTTTGCATCCAGAACATTTAACCATTATAATAATATATCTATTTAAATCTTTAAGTAGTTATATTACAATATATATAAGGGGGTTACATTCCACCACCTCTCAATCGGAGGACCAAATGAAGTGTACTCTCTTTTTGGACATTATAGTCTGCTAATGTGCGACCATCTTCAAGTTGCTTACCAGCAAAAATCAATCTCTGCTGATCGGGTGGGATACCCTCCTTATCTTGAATTTTTTGTTTAATATTGTCAATACTGTCAGAAGGTTCTACCTCTAATGTAATTGTTTTACCAGTTAATGTCTTTACAAATATTTGCATCTTATATTTAGATATAGTAATGCTTTTTTAAATAGTTTAATTATAATATTTTCTCCTATAAGGGTTTGGTTTAATGTAAGAATCAGGAGATATAACTACAGTCTTCTGAGGAGCAGCTCGCCAATATGACGGGTGTGTATATATTGTGTTTGTTGAAGAAGGAGATGATGAATCAGAATTTCCTAAAACTCCTAGAATTGATAAAATTATTATTATTATTAATACTGATCCTAGACCAAAAAATAGATTTTGACTATCCATATATATATTTGTAAAGATAATGTTATAATTTAATATAAATATTTTCCCATTTAAGTATATAATGGTTAAAGTTACTCCAAAAAAACCTCAAAAAGAGTATGTTGGTCAATTTAAAAATATTATATGTTTATTGCTAGTTGTGTATTTTTTTCTTTTGTTCTCAGTGTTTATTTTAAAAAGAAAAACATTTGATACATTTGATAGCACTTTAGTATATATTACATTTTTAACACAAATACTATCATTGTACAGTTGTTTTGTAAAATGGAATGCTAATTTGTTAATGTATACGCATTATTTATTTGTAGTAATGTTATATGTAGTTTTAATGTCTAAAAATGTATATCTATTATCATTTTATTTATTAGTGGTTATAGGTATTATTATTGGATGGAAATTAAATAATGATAAATGTGTATTTGATAAATTAAGCTGGGACATAGAATTTATGGGAATTAAATATAATAATAAAAAGAAAACATCTAAATTTATGATTTATATATTAATGGTTCTGTATCCACTTAAAATATGGTACTCAAAGAAGTAATAAAATAATAATAATAATAATTAATTATTATTTTAAAAAATTAATTGATAAAAATATAAAATAAGTAAAATACTTAATTTGAGTAGGCAAGACCTCCCATACCACTCATGACACGAAGGACATTGTAGTTAGTGGCATAGACACGGACCTTAGCAGTCTTGGTTCCCTCAACAGTGGCGTTGGAAAGAACAAGTTGAAGAGTAGCATTATCAATTCTGGAGAAGTTACATGTTCCGGATGGTTGATGTTCCTCAGGGCGAAGAGCGAATGAGTAAACATTAATACCAGTATCGGGGTTTCTGGTGTGGTAATCAAAAGGTTGAACAAGGTCAAAGTAGGTACCTTCACGCTCAGAGAATCTGTCTTGTCCGTTAAGTTGTAACTTGGCAGTAACAACTGGGTTCTCACCCCAACAGTTCATTAATAGAGCGGTCTCAGCAAGAACGAATGTTCCAGCATCGGAAAGACCAGAGTTTTGGATTTGTTGTTGGTTAGGTGCTGCAACAACAACACCTAAAGGTCCACCGGCAACAGAACCTTGTGAAAGTCCACCGTTAGCTTGGAAACCAACATTAGGAAGATTGTAAGCATTACTAGCATTACCAGCAACATTACCAGGGTTTGTTGTCCACCATTGTTGAGTAGTTACATCAACGGCACCAGCATCGTGGAAAAGACCATCTTCAGTGATGAATGATTGACTGGTCTCAGCAATAGATTGAGGTCCACCGAATGAATGGATAGCACTTGGTAGAGCATCAATAGCATCGGAATAGTTGAAAGGTTGGGCACCAAGAACTCTGTTAAGAGTTTGACCACACTCAAGAGAAGCACAGTAATCAACATTCTCATCAGGTTGAACAACCCAGATGAGTTCCTTAACAGGGTGATTGAAATTGAGCTTAATCTTGTTGGAAGAAGAACCAACAGATTCATCACCAGTGAATTGAATTTGCTCAATTAAGTACTCGTGAGGGTTTTGTGCCATTCTGCGTCTCTCATCAGTATCAAGGAAGACATAGTCAACATAAAGTGATGCAGCAACAAGAGATTGGTTATAAGCAGTAACAACCTTAGAAGATCCAGTTCCAGGAGCACAGTTAACTGCGTTTAATGAGTAAGAAGCCCATAAGCACTCATCAATAGGTCTGATATCAAGATTGATCTTAACCTCGTGGTATTGAAGAGCAATAAGAGGAAGAGCAAGTCCAGGGTTGGTACAGTACCAGAATTGGAATGGAATGTAAAGAGTTGTCTCAGGAAGAGCATTACGAGGAGCACATACTTGACGAGGAGCAAGAGACTCACAAGGTCCATCAACATCATTGAAAGAAGGATCAGTGATGTATGTTAGTTGAGTAGTCATACCAACCATTTGTAAGTATCCACGCTCTTGTTCAGAAGTCATGGTAAGTTGGTTCCAGATGTGCATCCAGTCACCATATTGACGGTCAATTCTTTGACCTCCAATCTCAACCTCAACTTGAGCAATAAGTTGCTCTCCAGGGTAATCTAACCAACGGGCATAAACACCGTCGGATCCAGTACCGACATTAGCCATTTGTTGATTGATCTCAGGAAGAGTAACTTGAAGATAAGTTCTGTATGCAAGATCACCATTTCTGCTGATAGTACATGTGACTCTTCGTCCGAAATCGGCTTGTCCATTGAAAGTTTGTTCAATAGATTCAATTGCAAAGTTTGTGTATCTGCGATAAGAAACTTTCCAGAAAGTAATTTGAGGGTTGCCAGTAAGATATACATCTTGGGCACCGTAAGCTACGAGTTGCATTAATCCACCTCCCATGGTTATATTATTGCTAAATATTTTTTTTTTATAATAAAAATCTAATATACTAGATAAAATTATTTAATTAAATTAAAATTAAAATTTTCCTTCAAAAATGTATTGATATATGAATCAGAAAGTATTTCTTTTTTACCTTCATGTTTTTTTGAAAAAATATATTCATTTTTTTGTTTTTTAATAGTCCATCCATTATTTAATCCATTATAAATAAAAGCTAATATGTATTTTTCTTTGTTATCTGATATAGGATGAGCTGATACATTTAAATTATCTAAAGTATAAATTTTTGTATTTTTATTAGTTAATATAAAACAATTATCTTTCTTTTTAATTTTCCATTCATTTTCTAAATAATTCTTTAAATATGACATGATATTTAATGTTTGAATAGTTATTTTGTCAATGTCTAAATTATCTATACAAATATTCATTTGATTAATAGAGAGAAAACATAATTTAAATATTAACTGAAATACTTATTAAATAAATTATATATTAAATACAAAAATTATTATTTATTTATATAAATGCCATCTTTTAAGCATAAGACCAATAAAAAAATTGTATTAGATGAAAAAAGTATTACTACATTAGATAGCAAACATAAGAATATTGAAAAAGAATTTGATAAAGAAAAAACAGAAATATTACCAAATTTAAGGTCCAAAAAACGATATTTAACAAACTTATTAACTGGAAATATATCAATTGAACAAAAATTGGAAATCAACGATCAATTAAATGATATTTCCGATCAAATCAAATATATAAAACAAAATAAAAAGAAGTATTATTTAAATAATAATAAATATATATTTGATTATTTTGAAACAAAAAAAAATGTTTCTGAGGATAATAATAAAATAAAAATTTTAAATTCTTTTTTTAAAATTAAAACCGACGATAGTAAAGATGAAGATACTGATGAAAATAAAGATAATATACAAAAATACTTGTCAAATTTAGATGAATCTTTTATTGATATAAATAAATTTATTTATGAAACAGATATTTGTAATTTTTGTCACAAAGGTGAACTTATTCCAATAGATCATGAAGGAATAATGGTTTGTAATAATTGTCATAAACATATTCAATACTTAGTTGAAAATGAAAAACCATCATATAAAGAACCTCCCAAAGAAGCTTGTTTCTATGCTTACAAAAGAATTAATCATTTTAGAGAAATACTTGCTCAATTCCAAGCAAAAGAAACAACTCAAATACCTGATATTGTTTTAGAAAATATTAAAAATCAAATAAAAAAAGAAAGAATTGATTTAAAAAATCTAACAAATAAAAAGGCAAAAGAAATATTAAAAAAATTAGGTTACAATAAATATTATGAACATATACCATTTATAAAGGACAAATTAGGTATTAAACCTCCTGTTATGACTCCAGAATTAGAAGAGTCTTTATGTAATTTATTTATGGAAATTCAAGGTCCTTATGCAAAATTTTGTCCTGATGATAGAGTAAATTTTTTAAATTATTATTATACTGTTTATAAATTATGTGAATTATTAGATCAATCTCAATTTTTACCTTATTTTCCTATGCTAAAAGATAGAGAAAAACGCATTGAACAAGATGAAATCTGGAAAAAAATATGCGCAGAATTAAACTGGGAATTTATTCCTACTATTTAAAATTGAAGTTTATTTTTCAATTCTTCAAATACTTCTTTCATATATTCTCTATGTAGAGGATCATATGAAAATACTTCATCAACAATTACCTTTGGTAGGAACTCAAAAAGAGGATGTAAGAGAGCCATTTTGATTAGTTATCATATACATTTTGTATAAATTAGAATTTATTTAAAAGATAAACTTAAATTTTTTTTTATTTTTAATTTTTTTAAGATCTTCTACGCATAGATTTTCTATAATCATAGCGAATACTCCATTCTCCTTGCCCAGCACAATTTTCACAACAAAAGTGATATAAATTAGTTAATATTATTACTGATTCAGATTCGTCACTATATCTTGTTATTATTTCGCTACAATATTCATTGTCACATTCTTGTTCAATTAATTCATCAAATACAGGAGACATATTCCATTTATGATGAGCAAACATAAGATCATTCATAACGTCTTTCATATTTTCCCTGTGTAGAGGATCATATGAAAATATTTCATTAACAAGTACCTGTGGTAAGATTTTAACAAGAGGATGTATTACCATATTGATTTAATATCAAGTAAGAAAGATTATTGATAAGAGAGAAATAAATTGAAAAATAAACATGACCGTCGTTATATGTGTAGTAGATATGATTGTGAAACAAATTGTTATGATAATTTTCTAGAAACAAGTATAATATTTCATAATTTTAGGTTTTGCTGCGAAGAATGTGCTGGCGAAGGAGAAGATGAAATTAGACGGGATATGGTGATCTTCTCACGCACTAGACCTCCTTTTAACAGCAATAAGCAAATTTTTAAAATTTAACTAAAGTATTTTTTTAAATAAATTTAATATATAAATGAGTTCTAATAATCAAATTGGTAAATATGATTTAGCTTATTCAGATAAAGTATATTTTCCAGAATCACTATTAGATGGATGGTTAGCTGTATCTGCTGTATTATTAACAACAAGTTTATTATTTTATCACATGTCAAGAGTAAAATCTATTAAAGTAGAACCATTTTTGGCAAAAATAATTTGTTTAGGATTAATAGTTATATCTACTGCATACATGTGTTATGCATTATTTCCATATACTAAGCGTATGAATTATACTATTAAATTGTGTAAACAATTACATGAATGTTCGGATGAACAAATGAGAGAATTAAATATATTAAAGTGGTCTTATTTATTTTTAGGAGGTGCTACATTAATTATTCAATCTGTTATTATGTACTTAGTATTTACTACAATTTAATCTAGACAAATAGTTTCAAATATTTTACTCGTAACAAGATATGGGTCACAATTAGAACTAGGTCGTCTATCTTCAAAATATCCACAATTATTTTTTAATGTATCAAATCCTAATCTTGTAGATGCTCCTCTATTTGATTCCCCTGATGTGAATACATCATAATTGGATGTTTCATATTTTCCATTCATTCGTTCTCTATTATTTTCACCATATACTTCCATATGTTCTTTATGTTTTTTGCTTAATTTATCAATACCTTCTCTAATAAAGATTATTCCAGAAGTATCTGATGTTCCTTCTCTCATATTTTTTGTACTAAAATTAGTATGACAACCAGAACCATTCCATTCACCTTTTAACGGTTTGGGTGAAAAATCTATAACCAATCCATCTTCTTCTCCTAATCTCTCTAAAATATATCTAGCTATCCATAAATGATCTCCTGCATTTATTCCAAGTAAAGGACCAACTTGAAATTCCCATTGTCCTGGAGCAACTTCTGCATTTATTCCAGAAATTTTTATACCAGCTTTAAGACAATAATCTAAGTGCTTTTCTACAATTTTTCTCTCAAAAATATTATTTTGTCCAACTCCACAATAATATTTTCCTTGGCTACTATTACTAGTATAACCTAATGGAACTAAACCTCGCATAATAAAATATTCTTGTTCTAAACCAAACCATGGTTCCTCTTGTAATTTTGAATTAAATTTTTCATTAGCTTTATGTCTTGTATTAGATTGTAAAGGTAACAAATTAGAATCATATACATCACATAATACCAAACTACTGTTATCTCTAAAAGGATTATTGAATAATGCTCTTGGAATTAAATTAACATCTGAATTATTCCCACTAGCTTGACCCGTTGAACTACCATCAAAATTCCATAAAGGAATATTATTTAATACTATTTTTTTAATATTAGAATCATATAAAACTTTTGTTTTACTTCTAAGACTATTACAGGAGTCAATCCATATATATTCTAATGTATAATATGTCATTTATGTATTATTTATATTTATTTGTTTAAGTTAATTAAAAAAATTAAAAATTGAAGTGTAAAATATATAAATGATACTTATAATCTGAAAAAATGGAAGAAATTAATTGGAAACTTGTTAATAGTAAACTACCGAAAGTTCTTGTAGATAAAATAGGTGAGTATAATCCTGAACATAGAAATAAATGGAAAATAGTGAATGACGAGTTAATAGATGCAACATTATTTGAACAATGTCAAAATTATGATTGTGATATATGGGATCATAAAATATTTATGAGATCAAAAAATATACTATTCAATACTTGTTACTTTTGTTCATATGAATGTCAGGAAATAGGTGAAGATGATATGCGATATTATTATCGTAAATCATTGAGAAAAAAAATATCAACCAATTGTTTGGAGAATCTACCGTCACTAGGATAATGAATCCCTCCTATTACTCTTACATTATCACATTTTTCAGCTATATCATTTAATTCTTGTTGTTTTTCTGGGAATATTTTTCCTAATTTATTAGCTAAATAATATGCTTGTAATGCATGTCCAGCAGGATATGCAGGAGTATTATCAGTATTAGATAGTAAAAAATTTATATTGGGATCTATTTGATATGGGCGAGCTCTATTTATTGTATATTTAAAAAAAAGAATAATTGAATAAACATCAAATTGTGTTATTAATTTATCTAATTCTTTAACAGAAATAGGTACAATTTTTGTGAAAGCATAACTGACAGTTCGGTCGGTTAATTTAAAAAATTCTACATCATTATGGGTACGAGTTTTAATTTTTGTTTTAACTTCTAATATTTCTTTTTCATTATCAGGATAAATAGGAATTGTTGGTAAATATTTTATATATCTTTTTCCAGACATGATAAGTAGTAATAAATATACAATAATTAGTAATAATATGTTCATATAAAAATGAGAATATTATTTATTTAAAATCCACCTGGGAATCTTACAAGGTTTGCACCGATACCGAATCCAGCACCTGATCTTGCACCAACAGCTAAGCTAGGTACATATGTATCAAGAATACTAAATGTTGCAGCAGCAGTTAAAGCAATGAGAGCAACTTCATCTAAGTTGAGTGCTTTCTTTGGAATAGCATAAGCAGCAATAGCTACCATTAATCCCTCAACAAGATATTTAATTGCTCTTTTAACGAGTTCACCTAAATCTAACATTCCGCCTGTCATAGTTATATAAATAAATAAGAAAAAAATATATATATATATAATTGTTCGTAAAACACTTAAAAAATAAATATATATTTTACTTATAATGAGTTTCTCTAAACCTGTAAACCCTAATGATCCTCCAGTAGGAGTAACCTTAAAAAATAATGATGATGGCTCAAGTAATCCTAAATATATTGATTTACTAGATGAGGATAAAGCAATAGCTGGACAAAAATTTGCATGTTTATCATTTATTTCACCTGAAGATATTTTAAAACAAAAAGAAATATTCTTTTTTGAAGAATTTCTAAAAAATTGGGATTTCTCTAAATCAATGGAAAAGTTTTTACAGTTTCTAAATTTTGCTTCTTATAAATATGGTATTGATTTTGATAAATTAACAACTGACTTTCAAGATTTCGCAAAAGACGAGAAAGATAATTTAATTTCAACAACTTTAGAAGATGATTATAAAACATTTTTGGATAATAAAGAGGAGGAATTACAACACGAGTTTGATGAGAAGCATACATTTCAAACATCTATTAGAGGTATAAAAGTTAGAGGTGTTTTCCCTACACAACAAGAAGCTGAACTAAGATGTAAAATGTTACGACAATCAGATCCTAATCATGATGTATATGTAGGACCTGTAGGAATGTGGGTTCCTTTCCACCCAGAGGCATATAAGACAGGAAAAGTAGAATATATGGAGGAAACTCTAAATGAACTTATGAGTGAGAAGAAAGTAAATGAAGAGAGAGCAAAGGATGAGTTTGATCAAAGAGTAAAAGAGACAAAAATGCAAGCTATGGAGGATAATAAGAAAAAGGCTGAGGAATCTGGTAATAAATTAACACAGACAATTAATAAAGAAGGAAATTTAGTTTCTGTAGCAAATATGAGTACAATGGAAGATGAAATGGGAGAAAGTGCTAGTAGGGATGATATTAGAAAGCAACTATTTGAAAATGAAAATGTTGTAACTGATATAAATACTGATAAAGGATTAAGTAATCTTCAAATCAACCAAGATTCATCAAAGAAAGAAGATTAAATATAATATTTAAAAATACATTTATATATTATATATTATGGTTTTTGGAAATAATACCGAAGAAGATAAAAAGAATGACATAAGAAAAAATATTATGGAATTAAAAAGAAATATAAAACAATTATATTTACAAATTGAAGATATAAATAATGAAATAATGATGAGATGTATTGATACATATTCAGAACATCAATATGAGAGATATCGTGATGATGGTCCTTATGCTGAATCATACTGGATTTGTAAATATTGTGGATATGAAAAATAAGATAAAGACATTAATATATAAATAATATTAATGTTTCCAAAAATTAAAACACTTATATATCCTTTATTGTGGAGTAATCCTAGTTTTACATTATGGTGTAACAATAACGTCATAGAAAAAACATATGATATTAATATTATAAAAAATCAGTATAATGTTACAGGAAGCTATTATTTTAAGAGTAGATTTTTTGATAAAGAAAGTGTTTATTCACCATGTAATAAAGACATTCTTACATGTGATATTTATATTTATCATAATAATGATGTTTATCATGAAAATATATGTGAACATTTAATTTATTTAAAAAATGACAATAGACATTATCATAGTGAGATTAATTATAAATTATTAAAAAATAAAATACCAATAAAAAAAAATGAAATAGACAAAGAATTATTTGATGAATTAAACAGGATCATCCCAATTATTTAAATCATCGTCTGGTAATTGTATAATACTATCAAATGTAGTGGGTAATTGTTGATTACTAATTGATTCTTCTAATATTTTATGACTTTTTAATGTATTAACTAATTTTTTTCTATTTCCTAATACCAATTCTCTATCTCTTATGTAATTTTTATTTCTAGATTTTGAATCCATTATAGATTCAAATTCTGTAGTCAAAGCTTGTTTTGTTTCCACTAATGTAATATATTCTTCTTCCATTGAAATCTTAATTTTATTCCACTCTTCTAATTTAGCTACTGGATCTTGATGTTCCCATAATTTATAATTAGTATATGGACCTAATATATCCATTCTAAATTCTATTTTATTGTGAAGATTTCCATATTTTTCTCTAAGATTATGTATTGCTTCTTTTTTTTCATCAAATTTATAATACTTAGATACTGATAAAATAAGACTGATATAAGTTGAAATAGAAATTCCATTAACAGATACTATTGGTTCAGGTGTTTTAAAATATTCTTTTGTAGATTGTAAAAAATCCAGATAGAGTAGAAAAGACAATAACAGATATTTGAATATAATTAATTTTTCTATTTAATTCGGCATATTTTATATCTAATAATCGTTTATTAGATTTGCATTCTTTAAGAATATATAAATTATTTTTTATTAAAGATTCAAGTTCATTTTTAAAAATAACAAATTCTTTACACGATAAATTTAGAGTAGAATCAATGATGGAATGTGGAATACTGTCAATTATATTATTTTCTAATAATGTAGTTGTATTATTTATTTGTGTGTGTTGATTCATCTCTAAATTTATGTGTTCTTCTTCTAGATGAGTATTATTACTGGATATATCCAAGATAATATTTCCAGATAAATCCAAGGCATTATTTGTATTATTACTCATTGTATAATAATAATACAAAAAAATAATTTTCTAGATATTACCACTTATTTTTTCTGACACTTATTTTTGGACCAGCTCCTTTTTTTTGTACAGAACCAGGATCATATGGTTCATCTTCATCATCACTATTTAAGTCTTTTGATAACTCCCAAAATTCTTTTGAACCTAATTTAAAATTTGAATGCTGTTGAGCCTTATACCAAAATATTTGATCATTTAATTTATTAGACTTGGAATTATTATTAATAACTAAACATTCAAAATTTTCTGTACATTGATCCATTACTTGACAAAAAGACTCAAATGTTGGAAACATTCCTGCATAATTTTCCCATATTCTTTTTCTATTTGCTATATACGGCTCCCTCAATATAAATACATAATCTATATTTGTTCTTAGATTTGGTGGTATACCAAGAGGGTATTGCATTGTAATTACTAACATAATTTTCCAATGTCTTCCATTCATAAATAACAATCTCATCAGTTTATCTTTTGTCCATTTACTATCATATAAACAATCATCTAGAATTACAAATGCTCGTGGGTCTATACTGGTTCTTTTATAAGCTTCCATTTCTTTTTTTATTTGTTTTAGAACTTGTTTCTGTCGTTTTAATATATTTTCTATAATAGCCGAATTATATTCATCATGAATAAATAATTTTGGGACATGTGAACTAAAAAATCCATTACCTGCTTCAGTACCAGATATTACTGTACCAATAGGAATATCTTGATGATAATATAGTAAATCTCTAACTAAAAAACTTTTTCCAGTATCTCTTCTACCAATTAAAACAATTACAGGGCCTTTATTTTCATCAGGTCTAAAACTAATGTTTTTCATATCAAATTTTTTCAAATCTAAAGTCATAATTATTATTTTAAGAGAAAATAATAATTAATCATTAACGAAAAATTAAGTTAAATATAATTTATAAAATTACTTTATTGTTATAAAGATGGCATTTTCTTTATATTACAAGAAAAATAAAAATGAGAATTTATTTAGGGAATTAGAAGATTCTCTTGAAGTATCTGATATTCAAAATTATTATCCTCTTTATAAAAACTTTTTTTCACTCAATGAAACTAATTATAATGTAATTAGCTTAAATCACAAATATCATTTACAATCATTTACTAGCAAAGAATCTAGAAATATCTTATCAGGAATAATAAAAACAGACTCTGATGAATCAAAGAACACAAATATTTTTTGTAAATTCTCTCCTTTACTAGATCCTCTTAAATCATTAACAGGTAAATATAATGATATTGATTTTATTTTACCTTCCTTAAATAATGATCACTTATGTATTCCTAAATTAATAGATACAAATAATAATTCATATGTAGATACTTTTTTTACATATCTATCAAGTCAATTATATAATTATTATAATTTTCCACACGGAATAGACATGTATGGTTCTTATTTAGCCATTCAAAAAAATTTTACATATAATATTTCTGACGATGTAGAGTACTTAAATGATAGTGACTATTTTCATGATAATATTAATAAAAAGTTTTTTGTTGACAATCAAGATTTTGAATCAATCTTTCATTTAGATTCTAGAAGAAATAAAAGAAAACTAATTATTAATAATGACAATAAGGAAAAAATTACTATAAATGATATATCTGATATTAATGTTGACTTGTTATTAGGTATGAATTCTAATGATATTAAAATTGTAGATTTAAGTAATGTTTGTATTTATAACACGATTATTAAAAAAAATGAATCTAACGATGATTCTGATAATTCGTCATGTAGCTCAAAATCATCAAATACAAACGAATGTTCTGAAAATGAAATATCATCAGATATATGTAGTGAAGAATCTAGTGATTCAGCAACTTCATGTGATGAAGAAGATTTTTTTTGTAAAATAGACAAATTTCCAATTCAAATAATTTGTATGGAAAAATGTGAAAATACATTGGATTATTTAATGGAAAATAATATAATGAAAAACGATGAATGGATATCTTGTTTATTTCAAATTATAATAACTCTTTCTATTTATCAAAAAATATTTTCTTTTACCCACAACGATCTACATACAAATAATATTATGTACATACCCACAGAAAAGCAATTTTTAATTTACAAATACAATAATATTCATTACAAAGTCCCTACATATGGAAGAATTTTTAAAATAATTGATTTTGGTAGATCTATTTATAAATTTGATTCCAAAATATTATGTAGTGATAGTTTTCATTCTAAAGGAGATGCTGCATCTCAATATAATTGTGAACCATATTTTGATTCTAATAAACCTAGATTAGAACCTAATTGTAGTTTTGATTTAAGTAGATTGGCATGTTGTATTTTTGATTATTTTATAGAAGATATTGACGAAGCACCAAAAATAATTAAGAAAAATAAAATTGCTTCTATTATTAATGATTGGTTAACTGATGATAAAGGTAGAAATATTTTATATAAAAAAGATGGTGAAGAGAGATATCCTGAATTTAAATTATATAAAATGATAGCAAGAACTATTCATAATGCTATCCCAGAAAAACAACTAGATCATGAACTATTTAAAAAATATATTATATCTAAAAAAAAATTAAATAACAAATCAAAAATATATAATTTTGATTCTATTCCAAATTTACAATAAATAATTAAATAGTAAAATAATTAATTATTTATTTATTAAAATGCCGGATTATCTACAAAAGCCATTGTAGCTTTACTATCCTTAAGTGATGACACTTCAAATTGAGAATATAGATTTATTCCTAATACACTTGCTATACAAACTAATATAGTTTCTTTAATCAATACTTTTAATGGTTTCTTTTCATCATCAGGTAAGAATTTCATCTCTAAAAATTTAAATAAAAAGAATATAACTGAGATTGCCAATGAATAAAAAAAGATATCATTCATTTTACATTACATGTGAATAAAGATTGGTTAAAATAAACGAAATTAAGTTAATATTTCAATCTCTTCTAAACCGAAGGGAACTTTATTTAAAACCGTTGGTTTATCTAAATAATGTACATCTAATTCACCTAAACTTATTTTTTCTCCTATCTGAATCCTATCTTCTTCCTCTTCCTCTTCCTCTTCCTCTTCCTCTTCCAATTTTCTTGCTTCGTATCTTTCATTACTTATTTTCTCCAGTCTTTCTTCTGTTTTTGGAGCTTCAATATCAGATATAATATTATCAATACTTATTGCTTTATCAATATCGTTAAATTTAATTCTCTCTTGTTCATCTAATGGTTTAATTTCCAGTTCTTCATTCTTTTCAGGCTCCTTATTTTCTTCTGTTGGAATATTATTATCATTATCATCTAATGTATCTACTTTTTCTGTTTCCTCTTCAACAGGATCAATTGATATTATTTCTTCTTTCTCTTCAACTTCTACATTCTCTTCTATTGATTCATCTAAATATACTTTTAAAATATTTTCAACAGGAATATTCTCTCTAATTGAATTTAAAATTTCTTCTCTGATTATTATCTCTAACTCTCTATTGTGTTTTTGTATTTGGAGAGGGGTTATATTTTTTTCAAATAAATATATATTCTTATATGTTTTTCTAGCTGTATTAATATAAATTTTATGAATAAATTCATTTAATTCTGGAACAGAAATATCAATTTTCTTTTGTTTATTTCCCACTCTCATACATGTCAAACTTTTTAATTGAATTATATGTACACAACTAATTAAATCATTTAAATAACCACAATTACTTTTATCTATAATTCGTTTAGTTTCGGTATCTACTATTGTAGTATTCCATTTTGGAATTCTTGCTAAAAAATTTTGAAATGTCATTAGATACTTTTCTAATTCATTATTTTCATCACATAATACCCATGCTTCATCAAAAATAGATTTCACACCTTCGGTAATAAGAGGTGTTAATATATTTATTAGTCTAGAACACCACTCATTTCTAGATTCTTGTAAACTAGTTATTGAATAATCATCCATTTACATATAACTTATATTTTCTAAACTATAATCTTTACGGATTAAAATAAAATGTAATATTATCATAATTAATAATTTTTCTTCTCTAAATTCCTTTTTTATTCGTTGAATAAATACTAAATATTCATATTTTTTTTCATCATTTTTTATATTTTCTTTTATATATTCTATCAAATCTAATGCACTATAACCCTTCTCATATATTTTTTCTGATATACTCCATATTTCTTCTTTTTTTAGTTTATCTAAAAATGTTTTAAATTTTTTGTTTCTTTGTTTTACATGTTTACATATTTTAAAATTTTTTTCTAAATTATATTGATGTAAATTTGACAAATTATTTGGCAATATTGGATTTGGAATAAATATTTCGCAAAATCTTGATAATATAGGTTTTAATAATTTATATTTATCGTCAACTATTATAAAAAATCTTGTTGAATGACTAAATAACTCAATACATCTTCTTAGCGCAGATTGTGCATCAATTGTTAATTTATCGGCATTTACTAGAATTATACTTTTAAAAATACTTCCTTCTTGTAAATCAATATTCGTTCTAGCAAAAAATTTTAATTCATCTCTTATAAATTTTATACCTTTTCCGTGAGCACAATTGACATTCATTACATAATTTTTCAAATATAACGGATCATTGTGATATATTTTTTTTATAAAATCAAATAATAATGTTTTTTTTCCAACACCAGAAGAACCATGAAATATTAAATTAGGAATCTTTTTTTCATTAATAAAATCATTTAATTTTTCTTTTATATTCTCATGAATGACTAATGACATAATACATTAGTTATTCATTACTTTTTAACTAATAATACTTATTTATATTTTCTTTTTCTAGTTGTTTTTACTTTTTTTTTCTTTCTACTACTATTTTTTACCCTTTGTTTCTTTCTACTTCCTCCTCTTGTTATACCTTTAAAAGTAAATAAATCACTCTCTTCACCATTATATACTAAAAATCCACATACTTTTTTTGATTCTACTGGAGTATAAGTAACATCTCCATCTGTTCCTGATTTATTTAACTCATCTTCAGATATATTATCATCTAAATCAGTACCCCCTGTACCAACTATATATTGTTCTATTTCCATATTTGATGAACTTTCAGACAAATTTATTGTTATATTTCCTTTTTGATATAAATGAACATCTGCACAAAGATAATAGTATTTTACATTATCTGAAAGTTCAGTTTTTATTATTTTTAAAACATCAACAAATAATGGTATATCACTATCATACTTTGTTTTACCATCTTTTTTTTTAGTAAACATAATAGGATGATGACCTATTAATATTAATTTTTCAATACCTAAATTATTGTTTATATCATCTAATATTAATTGTAATTGATAATCTCTAACATCCTTTATATTCGTATAATTTGTATTTAAAAATTCATTATAACAAGATAAAAACTTTCCTGATTTTTTATCTGGTGAATAAATACTTGAATCTAACATTAAAACTAATGTTTTATTTTCCATGTGGATTGACTGATAAAATACATAATCTATATTTGATAAATTTTTATTTTGTAGAGCATCTCTTTCATATTTAATAATACTGCAATTATTATAAGGTTCTAGTGTATTTAAATTATTTAAAAAATACTCATTAGAATTTTCTATATTTGTCTCTAAATCATGATTCCCTAATATCATATATGTTTTAATATCCTTTGGTAGTAAATCAAAACCATCAGCTAGTAATGATTCTATTATTATTTTTAATTTTTTTTGTTTTTTTTTTATAGGATCCGTTTCTCCTGCAACTTTTTGAGGATAATAATTATCACCTGCTATTGATATAAAATCTACAGGATACGATTCTAATGTAGAATTTAATAACTCCATTACATTAACTAAACACCCTTTATCTTTATTTAAATTATTCCAACATCCGAAATGTATAAAAGTATTCATTATATATTATATAATTAAAAAGTTTTTTGTAAAAAATTGATTCTTTTTTTACAAATCTAGGTACTCATAATTAAAAACACAATGGACATTCAAATTTCAAACAGACAATTAATTGATACACAATATTCTATACATATTTTAACAGCAAATATCAATAATTTAAATAAAGATACTCTTTTATCAACACAAGAATTAACAGTAAAATTCTGTGTTGATTACATTCTAGAAGCGGACATAGAAAGTGGTAGTGAAGATTCATACAAATTTGACATAGATTATATTCTTTATTTTCAAGAGCATCTAAAAAAAGAAGATTTTATTACATATATTGATTCATTAACAATTAATTCCTAGAAAATTTGTTGTTGTTGTAGATACACCAAATATTATATGTAATATTACACCTAGTATAAAAGAAAAAATAGTTGTTAATTCTACCGGTATTTTGGTAATAAAAGAGAGAAAAAAGGCTAAAAAAATTGTTAAAATATAATCAACCACTGGTACATTCATTATTCGGTAACTGTGAGCTCCTTTTCCCGGAACACCAAGAATATCCTTATATTTTTTTAATGGACAATAATTCATATTTATATACTTTATAAATATAAATTTTATTATACTAGTTATTTATTATTTAAATAAAGTCTTAAAAAAGTGTGTTCCTTTACATCTTTACATGGATGAAATAAATCAGTTTTATTAAATTTATCATAATTAAATTTACTGTTATATGTAATAGTTAATAATTCATTAGGATTTGATACTACATCTAAATTACAATATTTTGCTAATGTAGGAAAAAATGCTTCTAGAAAAAAAAGTCTTTTGTTATGAGATGCATACTCTTTAATTATTTGCAGATATTTTTTAGATAATCTACATGCACACATCATTCCACAATAATAGGGAGGGTTAAATGGAATACTAATACGTTTCCACACCCATTCATTTAATTTTCCTTCTTCATATGAAGAATTACATAAAATATCTTTATCACCATATTTTTCATCTATATTAATAAGTGTAGATTCATCAAAAATAAATACATCTTCTTCTAATAACCAAACATGATTGTAATTCGTATTTGATATTGCGAAACTATATAATCCTTTTTCCCAACCAAATCCTTTACTAGTATTATTTCCTACATCTGCAAGATATTGAATTCCTGCCTCTTGACATTTTTTTTCATCCATTTGAATAAAATTTATATTATTCAAATGAGGATGATTTTTCTTAATTAATGTTATATAATCTTCTTTATTATCATCAAATACCATATAAACATCATAATTATTAAATGAATTATAAAATTCAACCATAGATATATCCAGGGGGTTCTTGCAAATTATACAAACTGCGTTTTTCATATAAATAATAATTAAATTAGTGTTTAAATATATAATATTATTAATATTTTTTATTATTAATATTATTTATTATTTATATACTACTAAGACTTTGTGTATATGGATTTTCTTTAAAAGCTTTAATCATTTCTGGATTAATACGATCTGCTAATGGTTCATTTGGTGCAATATCT